CCCTGGCGCAGCAGGCCGAGCCAACTGGTAAGAAATCCTTACAAGTTGAATCAGTCGTTGCAGAAAATGCAACAACTCAACAACAGATTGAAGACACGCCCCCGTCCGACTATCGGCGCGGCTATTGGGATGGGTTTCGCATCGGCAAACGTGAAGGACGCATTGAGGCAGAGGACAAACTGGCGCAGCAGGCCGAGCCGGTGGAGCCGGTGGCGTGGGCGTTCAGGCACAGCGACGGCACTTATCACGATCCGAGTGTGACCGAGCATTCGGCGGGTATGGTGCCCCTATACCCGCCCCCACCGCAGCGCCTGCCGCTGCCTAACCACGACCAGCACTGCGTCGATGTACCGGGATACGGACTGATGGCTGTCCGTCTTGTCCGCGCCGTCGAACGCGCCCACGGCATAGGGGGCAACAATGGATGACATCATCCGCATGGCCCAAGAGGCGCAGCAAGAGCGGCTTTCTCTCGATGGTAGGTCGCCCAGCACTTTGAGCGGGTATTGGTTTTCGATGGAGGTTGCAGACCTCGCCCGCTTCGCCGCCCTCGTTCGCGCTGATGAGCGCAAAGGGCTGCGTATTTGCGACGAGGCTATCCCCGCCCTCCGCGCCGCGCTGACCGAGCCGGTTCAGGAGCCGGTGGAGCCGAACCAGTGGCAAGCCCGGGCAAACACCCGCGGCAGGCTATGACCTACATCATCGGCATCGACCCCGGCGCCAGCGGCGCGGTGGCCATCCTCCAGCGCGACGGCGGCCTGGTGCAGGTGCTTGACATGCCCTGCGTCGAGGTGGTCGTGGGCGGCAAGGCCAAGCGCCGCATCAGCCCGGAGATGCTGGCCGCCGAGCTGCGCCTGTACGCCGACGCGGTGGCCTACGTCGAGCAGGTGAGCGCGATGCCCGGCCAAGGGGTCACCAGCATGTTCAGCTTCGGCGAGGCGCTGGGCCTTGCCAGAGGCGTCCTGGCGGGCCTGGGCGTGCCGGTGCAGCTGGTGCCCCCGACGAAGTGGAAGCGGGCGCTGAATTTGAACGCGGGCAAGGACGGAGCTCGGGCCCTGGCCGCGGCCACCTGGCCCGCGCAGGCTGGGGAGTTCCGGCGCGTGAAGGACGACGGCAAGGCCGAGGCGGCGTTGATTGGGTTGTGGGGGCTGCGCAGCGCCGGCTAGGGTTTGTCCCTAGATTTGTGTCGTAAAAATCTGTTGACGGTCTGGTTCTAGTGTTGCGATAATCTCATCACGTTATCGCAACCGGAGCAACAGACATGACGCACGACTTGTCCGCCAGCTTGCGCGCCCTCAACGCCAGCGCCGTCCAAATCGCAGAGCAAGACATCAGTCTTGAAGAGGCCAAAGCAAAGCTGATGCAAGAAGGCAAGGCTCTGATCGCTTCGATCGGTTTTGAAGCTGCGGTTGATGCGATGGCCGAAGCCTCGGACGTCCTTGAGCGTCACCACTGGGCCGCCAGCGAGCGCCGCCTTCGCGAGCGCAACGCGATAAAGGGCTTCCGGTTCATTCCGAAGCTCGGCTGAAGCGGTCAGGAGCGCCACATGATCAAAATCCGCATCAGTCCCACCATCGACAACGAGTACCGCGATCGTCTGCCCGACGAACTGCCGCTCGACAAGCTGCGCGCGGGCGTGTGCGAGCTGACTATTGGCGAGGCACGCGCCGTGCTTGCCGACGCCGAGTTCAATAGCGATCCGCACGCTGTCGACGTTGGCCCTTACGGAATGCCGCGCGCCACGTTCAACGCCTACCGCACGCTGGCCAAGCAAATCCGCGCCACCCTCAACGCCCTTTGATCGGAGCCCACGACATGTCCATCAAGCTGCGCGGCGACACCTACTGGCTGGACGTCTGCATCAACGGTAAGCGCGTCCGCGAGTCGCTCAAGACCTCCGACAAAAAGCAGGCCCAGGCGCTGGCCGACATTCGGCGCGCCGAGCTCTGGCAAGGCCGCATGCTCAAGGCCAAGCCCAAGAAGACGTTCCGCGACGCCTGCGCCCGCTGGAAGGTCGAGCGCGCGCACAAGCGCTCCATCCGCGAGGACGACGACAAGATCAGGTTCTTCCTGCCCAAGCTGGGCGACCGCCAGCTCGCCACCCTTACCCGCGACGACATTGAAGACGCCCTGCCCCAGGACGTCAAGCCGGCCACGCGCAACCGCTACCGCGCCTTCGTGCGCGCCATGCTGCGCGCCGCCGAGCGCGAGTGGGAGTGGATTGATCGGGCGCCTACCCTTCGCGCAGAGGCTGAAGCGCAGAAGCGCGTCGCATTTTTGACACGCGAGCAGGCTGAAGTTCTGGTCGCTGCGCTTCCGGAAAAGTACCGGATGCCTGTCCGGTTTGCGCTGCTCACTGGCCTGCGCCGCGCCAACATCTTCGGCCTGACCTGGGAGAACGTCAACCTTGAGCGGAGCGTTGTGATCGTCCACGCCGACGAGGCCAAGGCCGGCGAGCGCATCGTCGTCCCCCTGAACCGGCAGGCGCGCGAGCTGCTCGAGGCGATTCCTGCCGATGCAGACGGCCAGCGCAAAGGCCCTGTATGGCCCGGCATGACGCGCGTCTGGTGCAACACCTGGAAGGCTGCCACCAAGCGCGCTGGCGTACCCTGGCTGCGTTTTCACGACCTGCGCCACACTTGGGCGTCGTGGCACGCGATGGCCGGCACGCCCCTCTCAGTCCTGCAGGAGCTCGGCGGCTGGCACAGTCACGAGATGGTGCAGCGCTACGCTCACCTGAGCCAGGAGCACCTGGCTGCAGCCGCCGAAAGGGTCACGATATGAGCAACGAGAAGCAGGTCATCGCCAACGCCCAGGCCGAGGTGACGAGGCGCCGGGAGGCGCACGAGGACGCGCTGGAGGGGGCGGCGGTGCCCGGCTCAACGGTGTACGTGTTGCACGACGGCCGGCGCGGGTGGATGCACGGGGAGGCCGGCGTGGTGGTGAGCGCCGACACCGAGTGGGCCGAGGTGCAGTTCCCCGGCCGCGGGCTGCTCAAGTTCAAGCTGGAGCGGCTGTCGCGCCAGCCCGACGGCCAGGACTGCATGCACGGGCGCTGGGCCCTGAACATGGCCGCGGCCCACACGCGGACGGAGCGCTGACCGTCCGGTTTTTGGCACATTTCTGGCACACTACCTCAAGTGCTTTCGAGATTTGTGCGCCAAGTGCTTGAATCTGTGGGGTGGCTGATGGGACTCGAACCCACGACGACCAGAATCACAAGCCGATGATGCAAAAAAGAGCCCCCGTTGCGGAGGGCTCAACAGCGTGGCAACTGCGAATTGGCACGCGTGTTACGGCACAGTTTTGGCACAGCGTCAGCGGGTCACTCCTTTGGCCTTCTCCAAGGTCCGCAAGCCACCAATCCCGAGCATGCCCGTGATGACAACCCACATCAGGTCGAGGTTGAGCGCGGGTGGCGCCGGCCAGCCTTTGATGGTGCCGATCCAGGCCAGCACCGGTTGACCGATCGTCGCGTACAGGAACCCGGCCGCGCCGCACCAGCCGAACGCAGGACGCCAGCCAGCGACGAAGATGGACGGGTGCTGCGCTTCGCGCGCGTTGATCTCGAGCTGCGCCACGACCTGCTTAAGCTCGCCCTCGGCGGCCATGCGCAGCAGCTCCATCTCGGCCTCGCGCTTCTTCTCCGGGTCGGGCACAAACCGGTCCAGGATCGACTTGCCCAGCTCCAGCACCGGGCCCAAGATCAGCGGGTTCATGCCAGCACTCCCCACGCAAGCCAGCCAGGCGCGGCCGTGGCGAGCGCATCAAGCCAGTCGGGCTGGCCCTCTCTCCGGTACCACTGCTGGACCTCGTACAGAATGCCCACCGCGGTTGTCGTGAACGCCAGCGTGGCGCCCAGCCCCACACGTCTGTACAGCCACAGCGCGGCGAGCGCGCACAGGATGGCCAGGACGCCCAGGCCGATGTGCTGCAGTTTGTCTTTGGGCATCTCACGCCTCCATCAGGTCACACATGCGCTTGACCCAGCCGCGGCCGAACGCCGGCCAGTTGCTCAGGCTGGACATGAACCGCAGGCGCTGCGCGATCAGCTTCATGCGCACGCTGTCGGCCGACAGGGCGCCCACCGCGGCAAGCGTTTTGGGTCCAAGCACGCCGTCGTCAGCCACGCCTACCGCACGCTGCAGCCACTTGATGGCCTGGGGCGGCCCGGAGTTCACCGCGGCGTCGAACATCACGTGTCGGATGCCGGCCGGCAGCTCGTCAGCCCGCACCGCGTTCCAGTATTCCTCGCGGTAGATCCGTTTAGCGAGGTCCAGCGGCAACTCGCGCATGTCGCCCCGGTAGCCGGCGCGCCTGGCGACCGCCTCGGTGATGCCGTACATGGTTTTGCCGCCAGGGTCAGACGGGTGGTCGCTGTAGCCGCCCTCAGCTAGCAGCACGTGCTTGATGGCCGTGTCGAAGTTCACCTGCGCGCCTCCTGCTTGATGTGCTCCCATGCCGCGATGCACAAGAAAACCACCACGGCCCACAGACCCGCTCCAGCAACCTTGCTGAATGCGTCGCCCTTGGCCTTCTCCCACCAGCTGGCCTTTGCCATGTAGCGCTCGTGCGCAAGCCGGTGCCCATGAGGATCGCCTCCTGGGAAGGCGTCCATGAAGCTCTGGCGCAGCGCCGCGAACTGCTTGTCCATGTGCGTCATCAGGTGCTGCTCGTGCGATTTCAGCGCTGTCTGAACAGCCTGCTCGATCATCAGCGCAACCCTGTCTTCTGTGAGCGATGTGGCGCGCCGCTCTGGTCCCTCGTACATCAGTTCCCCCATGGCAATGGCTGAGGCTCAGGCGTCGGCGCAGGGTGCAGCCGGCTCTGAATGTTGGCGTCGATGCTGGCTTCCATGTTGGCCAGCTCCTGCGGGCTCATGGATGCCTGCACCCAGCCGATGACTTGGTCTTGCGTCAGCTGGTCGTAGGGCGTGAAGGGGTTGCCCGGTTGGGAGAAGTCGCTTGCGCCTTGCAGGCTCGCCGTCACGCCTGAGTCGGCGCCGGTCAACGTCCAAAAGGCGCGCACGACGAACCCAGGCGGCGCCGGCAGCGTCATCATCTGGTCGATCGTCCAGGTGAAGGTGGTCATTGCTTCCCCTCCAGCTCAGCCACGCGGGCCGACAGTTGCTTGACCGCGTTGATAAGGTGCCACAGCAGCGGATCGGTGTTGACTGACAGCACGCCAGTTGAGTTGGCTGTCACGCACTCAGGCAACACCTCTTGCATCTCTTGCGCGATGACGCCGATCTGCACGCCAGACTTGTCAATAGCCGCGCTGCGGGGCAGTTCAGGGTCAATCTCGTCGGGCAGGCGGTACTCAAAGTTCCGTACCCGGATGCGCTCAATGACGGCAAGACCTTGGTGGTTGTCTTCGATGTTGCGCTTGATGCGCCGGTCGGAGGTCGTCTCCCAGGTAGTAACGTTTTTTTCGTTGTATGCGCCGTTGGTGCCGCCGATGAACGCAGTGTCGTCACCTTTGCCAGTTATCCCTTCGCCAACCACCGTCTGATCATTGCCGCCTACTGCACTTGCTTGAGCGCCGCGCCCAATAAGCGTATTGCGGCTGCCAGTTGTCAAAGAGCCGCCAGCATTGTTTCCGCAAGATACGTTGTCATTGCCGGTAGTTAAGTTCTGCAGAGCAATCGCACCAAACGCAGCGTTATTCCCCCCCGTTGTGCAATACCGCATTGCTGCACTTCCGATGGCAACATTGACAATGCCAGTAGTGTTGCTGGTTAAAGCGCGGAAGCCATAAGCCGTGTTGTCTGTGCCCGTGGTGTTGGCCGTTAAAGCAACCGAGCCAAACGCGGTGTGATTTGAACCAGTAGTGTTAGATTTCAGGGCCTCAAAACCAACAGCTGTGCTTTGCTGGCCAGTGGTATTGGAGGACAGCGCAGAGGCGCCGGTTGCTACGTTTTGCAGGCCAGTCGTATTCGCCGCCAACGCCGATGTGCCCACAGCTGTATTGGTGGACACCGCCCCAGCACCCAGGCCCACCCGCACGCCATTGAATGACGCATCGCCGGACACGCTCAGCGTGCCGCTACAAGACAGGTTGCCCGTCACCTCCGTACCAGCCGCGGTCCACTTCTGCACGAGGTTGGTCGCCACCACAAAGCGGATGTCGGCCGACCCAGCCCGGTAGAAGCCCGTGCCAGTCTCCGCAGCCCAGGCCAGCCCCGGCACCGACGCCGTGCCGTCAGCCAGGCGCAGCGCACCAGTCATCCCGCCCGCGCCCGTGCGCGACAGCGAGTTGGTCATCTCGGTGGCTACGTCGTTGAGCGTCGAGTTGGCCCACGTGGCCTCAATGATGTTGCCGCTGACCACCGGGTTGCCGGCCGGCAGGGTGTAGGTGCCTGATGCATTGCGGGGCATGGTTCAGTTCTCCATCACTGGGCTGCCACCGCGGGTACGCCGCGCAGCAGCGCCAGCAGTTGCTGCTGGGCAGGGCTCAAGGGTTGGCCAGCGTCGACCTGCCGCTGCAGGATCTGCAGCATTCGCTGCGGGTTCTGCAACGCCTCAGCTAGCGCCTGTTCTTCCAGGCCCTTGACGTAATCGACCGCGCGCGTCGTTAGCGTGCTAGCCGCGCCTTGCGCTGGGCCAGCCACGCGCGACAAAGCCTCTCCAGCCTGCTGCGCAGCTGCAGCCGCAAAGGTGTCGCTGGCCGTGTTGCTGCCGCCGCCGCCGGTAGCTGAACGCTTGACGGCCTGCACGATGCCCTGCTGGCGCAGGGCGCCCAGCACGGCTTCAAGGCGGGCGTTGGCGGTTGGGTCCAGCACAAGCTCACTTCGAGGCCCGCGCGCCGCGTCCAGAGCCCGCCCAAGGCCCGCTTCGGTGACCTTGGGTACGTCACCGGCCGCATCGGCTGCAACGCCCCGTACGCGGCCCGTAGACGGGTCGATGAAGGCTTCCCGAACCTTGCCTGCGGCCTGCGAAGAGCGGACGATGTCGCTATCGCGCTTGTAGCCGCCCAGCACGTCCTGCCAGCGCCCACCGGTAGCGTTGTTGAGGATGCCGTCCACCTCGCGCAGCACGCTCATCGTCGCCGGGCTTTCACGCGGTGCGGCCTGGTACGCATTGGTCGGCACCATCGGCGCCTTGCTCGCCAGGTTGGCGCGGATCGTCGCCAGGTGCTCAGGCCGGAAGTCGGCCCCGAGGCGGTCGATTTCGTCGGCCAGCTGGCTCAGCATGTTGCGCACGGCCGGGTTGCTGGCCTCTGCCGATCGCGCGGCCGCGTCCAGGTTCGCTCGGAACCCCGCCAAGTCGCGCATGAACGCCTGATCGTTCACCGAGCTCATAGCCTGGTTGAAGAGCCGGTCGCGGTTGGCCGATCGCAATGACCGCCGGGCGGTTAGATCGTCTGCCCCGCGCGTCGCCGCCATGATTTCGTCGCTGACCGCACGCGCCTGGCCTTGGTCGAAGTCGTACCAGTTGGCGCCCGAACGGGCGCGACTGCCGGCCTCAAGGCGCGCCAACTGCGGGTCGCCGATAGCCGCTGCGGTGCTCAATGGAATCGGGCCCTGCTGCGCACCACGCAAGCGCGCCAGCGTCTGCTGCAACACGACGTCGGGGTCGCCTCCTTGGTCGGTCAGGCTGCGCATCACACGCTCGCCCGCTCGGGCCTCCCCGCCGCCGCGCGTCACCATTTTGCGCACCTGAGAGCCGCCAGCCAGCACAACTGGCGCGGCCGCGCTCAGGGCAGCCCCCTGCAGCACGTTGGAACCCCTGCTCTCGCCTTCTGCCAGCGGATCCAAGGCGCCAAGCGCGCCGCCCGTGAGCACAGCATCACCTGCCAGCGCCACAGTGCCGGCGCGCGCCGGCGTAGCCGCGCGCATCAGCCCCAGAGCCCGAGGCAGGGCAGTCACGGCGCGAGCAGCCGCCCCCACCGGCAGCGCCAGCGTCGGCGCGACGTTGCCGCCCACCTGCAGCCCCTTGCCCACAAGCGCGCCGCCAGGCGCAGAGGCCGCGAGCTGCTCATCGAGCTTGCGCTTGTTGCCAACCTCGGTGCGCATCGCCGCCTTCTGCTCATCCGTGCCCGCGGCGTCGGTGAAGAGTTGGCGCACGCCGGTGGCCAAGTCAGACATGCCCGCGCCGATGTTGGCCAGCACCTTCTGCGTCCCGCTCATGCCGGCCGTAGGGTCAGGGCGCTGCGTGTCGTACTCAATCTGGTTGTAGAACTGCGCCGCAGGCATGTCGCTGTAAAAGCGCTTGCGCACCGCCATGAGCAGCTCGTCGTCTCCGATGTCGGAGTACATCGGGAACTTGGCACGAACGTCGGAGAGCCTGATCTTGTCCATCACTTGGGCTTCCTTCTCATGCCCAGCGGATCGTCAACAGCAGGCCCGCCGCCGCCAGGCGCCGCCGAAGCGCCCATTGGCAGCACGTCTTCCACCGGAATGTTGTTGCGTTGCGCGATGCCCCGGTAGTAGTCCATCAGGTCGTTGCGGCGCTGGGTGCTGCCCGCAAACAGCTGCTGGGCGATCTGGCGCATGCTGGCCAACTGGTTGGGAGCTAAGCGAGCTCCGGTCATGATCTGATCAGGCTTCTGCAACAGGCTTTCGAACATGCCGCGCGCTTGCGCGATCAGGGCATATTCCGACTCGCGCACGACCGACTCGGGATCAAGCATCTTGCCGAACGCAAACACCAACGACACTTGCTTAGTCGGGTCTTTTGCAATCGTCGGGTCCGTTAGCAGCGTCAGCACCGTCTCGGCGTGGCGCGTGCCTTCCTGGATCTTGTCCGAACGCTTGGTGAGCTCGTTGCGCAGGTTGGTCGCGCGGGTGAACGCTTTTGAGTCCTCAGGCTTGGGCTGGTTGATGCGGAAATCGGCAAGCATGCGCTGCGTTTGGACGCCTTGCGCCCGTAGATCGAAATCGCGCTCCTGCTGCGCCAGCCGGTCCAGCCGCGCCTGCTCAGCGCGCTCCCCCTCGCCGATCTGTTTCTCCAGCCCAAGGGCCTGGCGCTCGAGTGCCGCCCGGCGCGTGTCGCGCGCAGCGACCGGGTCTTTGATGAACTGCCCCTGCGGGGTCAGCATGCCCCCGCCCACCTTCACCGGCTCGGCCGCTGCCGCCGCGCGCTTGAGGAACTGCGCCTGCAGCGGCCGAAAGCCCTCGCCAGCGAACTGCGCCGCCAGCGCGTTGAGCGAGGCCATCTCGCCAGCCTGGCCCTGTTGCCGGGCAAACTCCTGCAGGCCCGACATGTTGACGTCCTTGCTGTCGATGTCGTCAAGCTCCTGCTGCACCGTACCCAGGCGCTTGCGCATGGCCGCGATCGAGTTAGGCAGCGCTTGGCCTGGCTGCACCGTGTTGGTCAGCGTGCTGGCCGGCGACGACAGCGCGCCGAACGTCATCGGCAACATGCGCCGCTTGCGCTCTTGCACGTCCTCGGCAAATGTGAGGTCGTTCATCACGTCACCTCAGTACGCCGGGCCGTCGCCGTAGGGCAGCGAGTACAGGCTCGGGCTGCCCATGCCGGGCATGTCACCACCGCGCCGCCGCCGACGCATGTCCTCGAGCGCCTGGCGCTGGCGCTCGTTCATGCTGGCCATCCCCGCGTCCACGCCCTTTTGCTGCTGCCCGGCCATGTACGCCGTGCCCATCTGCGCGAGCGCGTTGGCGATGCCGGGAGCCACGTAGTGCTTGCCCACCATCTGCCCCTGCATCGGCTGCATGGCCTGGCCGCGCAGCGCCTCCACCATGGCCTGCTTGCGCTTGAGCTCGTCCTGCTCCGGGCGCATCGCGCCCATCTGCAGCAAGTAGTCGAACATCAGGTCGTCGTTCATCTCACAGCCCTCCGTAGTCCACTTGCAGGAAGCCGCTTGCGTGGCGCTTCACTAGCCCAGGCCGCACGCGCTGCACCTCTTGGGCAATCACACCGCGTTGCTCGATTCCCATCATTGTGAACGTGTAGATGCCCACCCCGGTCGGATGAGTGCCCACCCGGCGCAGGTTGCGTTTGAGCCTGCGGTCAGAGAACAGGAACGCCGAGCCCAGCTGCGCACCCGCGCCCAGCAGGTTTCCAAATGCGGCGTTGCGCGCGTTGGCCGCGCCAAGTGACGCGTCGTACCCCGCCTGCGTGGCCTGCAGGATCTGCGGCGTCTCTGCGCGCCCCGCAGTGTTGAAGCTGGGCATCTGCGGCATGCCCACTTGTTGGCCGCTCAGCAGTGCGTTCATCTCGTTGAGCGACATGCCGCGGCGCTGCATCTGCTCGGCAATGGCCTGCTGGCGCAGCCGGTTCTGGGCGTCGGCAAAGCGCTCGTTCAAACCGAACTGCTGCTGCGCAGCTTGGTTCATCGCAGCCATGCGCGACTGGTCAAGCGCGGCCGCCTGGCCCAACGCCTGATTCTGGAACTGCCGCGCTTGCAGGTCTTGGTTGAACTGCTGGCCTGCCGCCTGGTTTGCCAGATTGGCCTGGCCCATCATCTGGTTGAACGCCTGCTGCTGCGCGTTGTTGCCAAAGTTGAACGCCCCCAGCGTCTGGCCGTAGGCTTGATTGATGGCCTGGTTGCGCAAGTTGGCGTTGGCCATGTCTTGGCCAAACTGCTGCCCCATGGCCTGATTGCCGGCCTGTTGCGCCTGCATGGCTTGATTGAACGCTTGCCCGGTTGCCTGGTTGGCAAACTGGTTGGCGCTCAGGCCCTGGTTGAATGCCTGTTGCGCTGCTGCATTCACAAACTGGCCGCCGGTGACATCCTCATTGAACGCCTGCTGACGTGAACCCATTCCCATGTTGAACAGGCGCTGCGCCTCGTTGCCGGCCATGTCCAGCGCGTTGAAGCGCTCGGCAGCCTGGCGCTGATTGAGCTCATCCAGCGCTCGCTTGTAGCCCTCGCTGCCGACCGTGAAGCCTTGGTTGGCAAGGCGCGACTCGAGCTGCTGCTGCTGGTAGTCATGCACGGGCTGCATGCGCTGCATGAGCTGGCCCGCCACGGTGTCACGGTAACTGCTGTCGAACTGAGGCAAGGCCGGGTTGTCGCCCATGTTCAGGCCGCGCTGCACGCCTTCAGTGTTGGTCGAGCGGCGCAAGTCGCCAGTCATGCCGCTGAATCTCGTGTTGAGCGGCTGCGCGTTGACCCCGCTCACCATGCCCTCAGTCATGGGCGACATCGACATCTGCGGGCCGCCTAGGTTGAATCCGCTCACAACCTGATTGGCGCGCGAGGAAACATCCGTCTGCAGCCCAGGCGTGTAGTCGGTGAGCCCCGTCATCAGGCCGCCCGGCGCGTTGAGCTGCGCCATTTGCGGCAGGCTGGCGTAATCAAACGGCTGCGCGTACTCCTGCGCCACACGGTTCATGAAGCCGCCAGCCAGCTGGCTGCGGTTGTTCTGCAGGCCGATCTGCGAATCAAGCGCGGCCTGCAGGCCGGGCGCCAGCGACGTGTTCTGCGTCCACGTGGTGACGGCCTGGCCCGTTGCCGGATCGACACCCTGCCCAGTCGACCACGTCTGCGAGCCAAATGGCGTGGTAACGGTTGGCCGGTTGGCGAAGTTCTGCGCCGTCGTCGCACGCTCCGACGCCTGCGCTTGCGCAGTGGCCGCACCGAGATAGTCAGGCGCAGGTGGCGCCGATCCTTTGCCGCCCATGAGCGTCCTCCTTGATCCACCGGCACTCATCGTGCCGCATTTCGAACATCACGCAGTCCACCGTCTCAGCGATGCGCCGAAACCCGAGCCGCTCGTTCATCCGTAGCGCCTCGTTGAGGTGCTTGGGCGTCAGGCCGTAGACTGCTTCCATGCCGCAGTCGATGAACGGGTAGCGAAACGCCACGCGCCACAGGTCACGCGTCAGCCCGTGCGAGTTGTCAAAGGCCACGTGCATCCAGCACGAGCTCGTCGCCCAAGCGTTGTAGGCCACCGCGGACGCGATGGTCCCGTCGTCTCGCATGGCCGCGATCGCGCGCAGGTCCGAGCTCCACGGCAGGCGCGTGCGCTTGTGCATCCACTCCCACACGACGGGACGCTCGCCGGGCTTGTCGGTCACCAGCTTCATCGTTCCTCGTCAAACTCAGGGAATAGCACCGGCGTCTCGGCTGGGCCGGTCAGCAGCTCGCGCGAGATGTCTTCGAACAGCAGCATCTCCAGCAGTTCCTGGTCCGTCAGTTGGTCGTCAGGCTGCAGCTGGTTGACGAACTCGTCGGGCAACGACACCGGCTCGCTCGCAGGCGGCTCAATGACGATGTCCAGCGGCTCGATGGGCACAGGCATTAGCTCTGGCACCTCCATGTCATCGACAAGCGGCGGCTCATCCGGCAGCTCAGGCATAGGCATGGGCGTCACCGGCACCGGCCCCTCGGGCACCAGCGGGCCGAGGTCAACGAACTCCAGCTCGGGCTGATCAGGCACAGGAAACGTCTGCGCAGGCTCAGACTCGGCAGGCGAACCTGCGGGTGGCTCCACCGGGTCTGGCCCCCACAGGTCGTCGGTGTGGTCCGGCACTTCGGGCTCGGTGGGACCGATGGGCATGACCGGGACGAACGGAGGCGTGAAGTCCGGCGGTGGCGCCACACCACCTGCAGGCGGTGCAGGCGACTGCGCTGGCGCAGGAGGCGGCACGTACGGCGCGGGCGGCGGTGCAGGCGGCACCACGTTCAGGTTGCCGTCAGGCAGGCCCGCACCACGCCAAAAGTTCAGCGCGGGCATGGTGGGCACAACCGGGTTGGGCAGCAGCGTGACGCCCGGGTTGCTTGTGCCGAACGCAGGCGAGGCGCCGCGCAGGCTTTGAATCAGCGCGCTTTGGTAGTCGGCCATGTCACATCCCCCCACCAGGCTCGACCAGCATGTTGGCCGACAGAAACAGCGTGCCAGGCAGGCCACGCATCTTCATGCGTAGCGAGCCGAAGTACCCCAAGCCGGTGAGCCCGAGCCACGCCTCATACGTGTTGCTGGCCGTCCAACGCGCCGTGTCCCACCGTCCCGAGTCCCAACCGGCCGTGGCGCTCGGCGTGAAGGAAGGAAACCCGCTGACGTCGGTGTAGGCGTACTGCGTGTTGATCGTGGCCTTGACTGCAGGCGCCAGCGAGCCGTAGAAGATTGGCTTGGCCATGCTGAACTTCTTCAGCAGCGCTGGCGCGCCAAACGGGTTGAACGCGCACTGCACATCGCCCACGGGGTACGAGCCGCCAGAGCCGGCCTGGGACACGCCGTCAAGGTTGCCGTACAAGCCCTTGGCTGTCGTGCCGTTGAGCAGTCCAAAGTACATCTGGCCGCCCAACACCGCGGCATTGCGAATCGGCAGGTTGCTGAACTCGCACCACGCGCCGGTGGTCATGTTCATCGCAAACTGGCGATAGATTCCAGACGCATCCACCGGCAGACAGATCAGCAACACCTCGCTCGACGCAACCGTTACCACCGACCAGTACGGAGAGGCCCGCAGGGTGCGCACCAGCGGCGCAAAAGTCGTCTGGATCTTGGCCGCGGGGCCGATGTTCTGGTTGTCGGCACTGAACTGGCCCGTGAAGACGCGCGACATGGGCACAAGGCCCAGCTCGCTCACGATCATCACGTCGCCGCCGAACTGCGTGAAGTACACGCCGCGCGTAGGGACCGGCCCGATGTACCACGTGCCGACAATGCCAAACGTGGACGAGCTCGTCGGATCGGTGCCCTGCCACACGCTGACGTCGCCCTCGGTGCCAATGACGACCATGTAGTCGTCCACGCTGATGCCCGCGTCCGTCGTCCAGTTGACGATCGCGCTCACGTAGCCGCCGTTGCGCAACGTCGAGCCCATGGGGAACGCTGTTACCGCGCCCGTGATGGCGTCCACCGCGCCGATGTAGTACACGTTGCCGTCGCCAGCCGTGAACCACACCCGGCGCTTCCACACCGCCACAGTGCGCACGCTCGTGGGCAAGCCCGTTGTCGTCCCTGTGCGATTGACCCAGCCGCTCGAGGCGCTGTAGGTCCAGTACCCAGCACCAGGCGACACCGCCAGCAGGAACGTGTCCGCGGACGTTGTGAATTGCGTCACCCACCACTCATTGGCAGCGCTGCCCGTCGTGCTGGCCGACACCGATGGCGTCCCGCCCGTGGTGATGTCGTAGATGTTGCCGTTGGCGGCCATGAACACCTTGTCGTTGGCGCTGGCCGGCGCCTTGTAGACGAAGATGCTGTCCACCGACTGCGCAACGCCGGCCACCGTCACTGCGCTGCTGTGCTCCTGGTAGCCCTTGCGCAGCTCCACGCCTTGCTGGCGCGGGATAAGGTTGTTGAGCACGGGCGCGTCGCGCACGTCCATGGCGCTGATTGGATCGCGCGTGTTCAAGCCGCCCACCGGCGCAGGAATGATCTGCGCCTGCGCGACCTGGGCGGCCGCCGACCTCCGCGGGGCCTTGAAGGGCTTGAGCGGAACCAGGGGCATGGCGCTCAGGCCGTCACACCGTACCCGGTGTCAGGCGTGTTGGTCAGGGGCTGGATCAGCGGGATGCGGAACGTGCGAGCCATGCTCAGCACTGGCGCCCCCTTTTTGGCCCCGCAGCGGTTCTCAAAGCTGATCTGGAAGTCGCGCATGGCCGCGCTGCTGTCCAGTCCCTTCATCTCAAGCCACTTGGCGCGCGCGTACTGGGTAACCAGCAGCGGGTCGAGCTGCACCACGTCGCCATTCTTCTGGACGCGGTTCTTGTACAGCGTCGCGTCGTCGGCGTCCTGCACCCAAGCCTGGCTCAGGTAGAAGAACTTCATTGTCTGGGCCGACGACGGCGGCGCCAGGACGTAAAGCTGGTTGCCGCGCACCTGCCAGTAGAACGACAGCGTTGGCAACGCTGTGCGGATCAGCAGCTGCTGCCAGAACTGGGGCGACACCGGCCCAATGCTCGGCAGCTGGTTGGTCGCGTTCCAGTTGGTCTGGTCAACCCAGTCGAAGAAGTCGTCAGGCAGCGCAAACGCGCGCTCTTTCTGACCAGGTGTGGAAGCCGAGATGCTGACGTCGAAGTTCTTGGTGAGCTCCTGCCATTCGTACATCGAGAGCAGGTCGACGCCGGCCACGTTGACAGCCTGCACCATCTGTTGCACAGCCGGGTCCGTACTACCCGCCGGATCGGCAGGGGCCGGAAACGCGACCATGTTGGCCACGTTGGTGACGATGGCCAGCAGGGTGTTCTCGGTGACCGCCTGGAAGGCCATCGGGTGCTCCTACGTCAGCTTGCCTCGGCCTGAGCCAGCGCGCGCTTGCCCGGCATCTTTGCCTGCTGCGCCTGAGCCTGCAGCGCCTCGACCATGGTCTTGAGCGTCTCGATCTGCTCGTCGCGCTTGGCGAGCTCCGCGTTCATGCGCTCCACCGGCGCGTTGCCCGCGGCGACTTCCAGGAACGCCTTGGCGCGCGCCTTGTCAGCCTGGAACGACATGAACTTCTGGCCCACGTTGTCGGCCGCGCCGGCGAGCTGCTCGACGGTTTTGATCTGGAAATAGCCGTACTCAGCGACCTTGGCTGGGGTCATCGTGGGCAGCGCCGACAGGGGCGTGCCGTCCACAGCCTGCGCCTGGCCTGCGCGCCACTTGGCAAGCCTGTCTGCAAAGCGAATCTCGTCGATCGCGTCCACCGGACGGTGGATGATGTTGTTCTTGTCGCCCGGGATGTGGATGCGCACGAAGTCACGTTCTTCGTAGATGGCGCGGCCGGCCTGCTGCGACTTGAAAGGGTGCAGCACAGGCACGCGATGAAACTCGACGTGTAGCCGCGCGTCCTCCGACCAACGCGACGGGTCGGGCGTGGCCATGACGGGCGGGGTAATGAACTGTTCTGGCGTGGCGGGTTGCATGTGGTTTTGTCCTTGTAGTGGTGAAGCACGCAAGGGCGGCAGCCGAAGCCACCGCCCTTGTCACGAAACGTCAGAGCGTGCGGCCGACCGTCGGATACGAGAACGTCGCGTCAGCGTTGGTCGCTGCAGCGCCGCCCGTGGCCGTCAGAAGCGTCAGGCCGTTGATGACCTCAGAGCCAGCGGTGGCGTCGTCATCCACAGCGCCGTTGGTCGCGGTGCTGTTGAGTTGCGTACCCTTGGCGGCCGACGCCAGCGTGCGCAGAGAGCCCTTGCCGTAGATCTGGAACCAGCCGTACTCGTTGTCGGCCAGCGCCGCCTGTGCAGCGCCGCAGCGGCTGCCGGCGCCCGCCGTGCCAGGCGTCGTCGAGGTCGTCGACACCATCGTGAAGTCGAACCCCGTCTCCTCCACGCACAGGTAGCCCAGGCCGGTGACCGCACCATCGGCGCGGCCGTAGATGAACTCCTGGTAGCCGTTGGTCGGGTCGTCGTACCCGCCAACAGTGCCCAGGCGAAATGCCGGCACGCCGGTGGCCGCGGTGATCTGATCCTTGCTCAGTCCGATGACTGCTTGAGCCATGATGGAACTCCTAAATGAAAAAACCCTCGGAAGAGTGGGTCACACAGTCCCGAGGGAAAGGTGACCCACCACAGGCCACGAAATCAGGCCACCATGCGTCCCTGGAACTGGGCGCCGTTGCAGGTGAGGTTGCCAGCCCATGCCAGAATCTGCACTTCTGCGTCCTGGTTGATGGAGTAGCGGCGGTTGGGGCTCAGCGGAACCATGTTGCGCTGCGCGTGCGGACGCCACTTGAGGTAGCGCGTGTTGAGGAAGAAGCCGGTGTTGGCCGGGCAGAAGCCGCCAATGCCGCCGTCCAGCACCACGTCCGCGTCCATGAACTTGATCGACGGGAAGCCGAGGTTCGCGGAGTCGGGCGAGGTGAAGCGCTGGATGGCCTGCAGGCTGGCCATGTAGAAGCCCCAGTAGTTGCTGTCGAACACGATCAGGTCTGGGCGATCGGTGCCGCGCACCGTCGAAGACCAGAGGTTGTTCATGCAGCTCTGGATGTTGCTGGCCGAAGCCGCGCCGCCGGTGAAGGTCGACACGTCCAGCAGCTGCGAGCGCCAGAAAGTCCAGGTCACGCGGTCGATGCCGCCGTAGGAGCCGGTCGAGGGGCTGGTGGGCACCGCGGCGCCCAGGCCCGTCACTTCCTTGCCGCCCGAGCCCGTGCCGTCGCTGTAGACCGACTGCGCGAGCTTGTTCACCATCGTGGCCTCGGCCACGTTGATGCGCGCCTCCATCAGGTCGATCATCTGCTCCTTGCCGGCGTTCTGCAGCATCTCCAGGCCGGACATGACGACCGGAACAGCGAACTGCTTGATGTCGAACTGGGCAGCCGAGATGACGTCCTGCGCAGCGACGGGCAACAGGTCATAGCCCGAATAGAAGCCGGCGTTGCCGTTTTCGGCAAAGCTGAGCTCCTCCAGGATGACGTTGCCGCCCGAGATGGTCTTGATGTTGCCGCGCTGGTTCAGCTTGGCGAGCAGGGCGTTGTTCTTGGTGACGTTGTCAGCAATCGCTCGCGACCGGTTCTGGATGGTCGTGGCGATGATGTCGGTGATCGACGAATTGGCAAATGCCATGATGAAACTCCATCTGAGTTGGGAATGGCCTTGCGGCCGCCTTGTCAGATGCGCCTACGCGAACCGTCTTCAGTCCGTGTTGCCGTAGGTGGGCCGCGTTGCGCGGCTCCTATGAGCTATCGGTGGCTGGGGTGCTCTGGCACACCAAGTGCGGTTTCCCGCACCACGTCTTGATTATCACATCGCTCAACGCGACGATTGGGCAATCGCAGCCTCAATGGCGCTGCGCACGTCCGTCGGGTCTTGCCTGAGCGCGCCCATGGGGGCGGCGCCCGACACGCTCACCGCGGTAGCTCGAGCTCGTTGCGCGGCCTGCGTCTGCTGCTGGGCGCCGGCCTGGCGCGCGCGCTGCTGCAGCACCTTCAGCACGTTGTCGTTGAGCCGACAAGCCTTCCTGTAGGCATCCGTCAAGCTCATGCTCTCGCCGCGGCGGTGTGCCGTCTCCAAGATGTCGGCCATGTCCGCGCGCACGTCCTCGCCGAACTCGGCGCGCGACAGGAATTGCTCAACTTCTGACTGAGCCTGCTGCACCACGCGCTCCTGCTGGGCCTGTTGAGCCTGCTGGAACTGCTGGAACATCTGCTGCATAGGCGCCAGGCGCTGGTCCAGCACCTGCTGCAGCGCCGCCTGCTGCGGATCGACCTGCACTGGAGCGCCGGCCAGCGCGCTGTCTAGGGCCTCAATGAACCCGTTGCCAAAGCGGCCCACGCCAAACTGCTTGACGATCCCGGCAACCATCTGCGCAATTTCGGGCGCCGTGCCCGTGCGCAGCCGCGCGGCCGTGCTCATCAGGTTGTCGATCGCCTGCAGCGGGTTGCTGTTCTCAGCCCGGATGAACGCCTCGTACGGTTGCACCACGCGCATGACCGCGTCGTAGCCCTTGCGCGCTTCGGCAGACTCCTGCAACACCCGGTTGAGCTCGCCCTCGCGGCGCTGAATCTCAGCCCTCACAGGCTCCGGCAGCTGGCCCCAGTGTTCGCGCACATCGGCCCGCCAGGCCGCCGGCGCACGCTCTTGCTGCTGCGGCTTTGGACCAGCCTTGGGTCCAGGCTGAACCCCCTCCTGCGGCTGCTGCTGCTCGCCCTGCTTGGGCTTAAATCGGCCCTGCTCGTCGCGCGCACGTTGTTGAAGACCTTGTTGTTTGTCGCCTTCAGCCAGCTCCGACAGGCTCTGATCGGCGCCGGCGTTGGCAGTCGCGGCCGCAGGCTCGCCAGCTGGCTCTGATGCAGCTGCAGGGAAGGTGTCAAGCGTCTCTACAGGCGCCGGGCTCGGTTCGTCGATCGCGGCCTCAAGGGCTTCGCGAATGCTCGTGGTGGGTTCGTTCATCAGTGCCTTCTGTGGGTGATTTGATGCATGGCGCGCTCGACGTCTTCGCGCCGAATCGATCCGCCCTGCTGGTAGTAGCGCTCGCGCGCAGCCTGAGCCTTCGCCCAGGAATCTTGGAAGTCGTCGACCGTGGTCAGGTTGTTGGCACGCATGTACTCGCGGTGCTTCGTGCGCGTGCTGATGTCGGTGCCGTCGGTTGCGCGCGCGCCGTCGTAGTGCCGGTCGCCCCACAGCACGCCGGCGTCGTTGCGCGTCGGCTCACGGTGATCCTGCGTGACCTCAATGAGCTCGCCCGTCTCACGGTCCTGGATGTAGCGGCGGCGGGTCACTTCTGCCCCTCTTCCGCCATGGCATTAAGCGAGTACCCAAGCGCCGCCACGGCGGCAGCAGGCGGCACGCCCTTGCGCATGAGCTCCACCGCGCGCGCCCAGTCGGCCTCGCTGAAGAACTTGCGCATGAGCTGGATGTCTTCGCGCGCGCCGCCGCCTTGAATCGGGCTCGCGTCGCGCTGCGCCTTGCGGGCGATGACGCTACGCACGTCGGGCGACTCGCTGAGGTTGCGCGAGACGGTCTGCGACACGCCCTCGGGCAGGTCCGCAAAGCCCTGCAGGATCGAGGTCGTCTTTGCGCCTTCGCCGTACTGGTGCGGGATGTAGAACGACTCCAGGCGCCCAGATTCGATCGGAATGCCGGCCTTCTGGGCCTGCCTGATTGCCTTGACGGACGCAGCAGGGTCACTGAAGACGGTGTCGAAGTTGGCCACGAGAGCGCCTCGCGAAGAAGGGCTGACAGACAACCCGCCGCGCAGCGCAGACAGACGCGCGTTCAGCGCATCGATCTCGTCGCCGCTCAGCGGGCGCCGGCCTGTGTCGATTACCCCCGCCACGCGCTCCGACGCGGGGATGGCGCGCGCCGTGTGCACGATGTGGCCAGCGCTTGCCTCTTGCGCATCGATGCCGCCGCGCAGGTTCTCGATCGCCTCCAGCACCTTCATGGTGTTGGGCTCGACCGCGTGTTCGCCGGTCTTCATGTCCACGAGCGCCGTCGACACGTTGCTCAAGTTGTTCTCGACCTGGCCGGCCGAGTTGGTGTAGCGCCCGATGTGCTCCTGCGCCGGCAGCGTGCGGAACTGCGCAGCGCTGTGCAGAACGTCGCGCTCGCCCGCGCCCACACTGGCTGGCATGCCCGGGTACAGCTTCGCTTCGTCATTGCGAAGCGCCCAGGTCACCGCGCGGCTGTACGCGTCTTTGACCTCGGGCGGCGCGTCATGCAGCTGGCGCATGTGCCCCACGTTGAACCCGGGCATCTCCTCGTGCGTAGCCGAGAACGAGTGCTTGGGCACCGCATCGGCCATTGTCGCGTTGGCGTCGCGCAGGGCCTGCACCATGCCTTCACGCCCTTCGGGGTAGCTGTTGCCGGCCCGGCGCGAGTACAAGTCCTGCGCCTTGCCCGAAATCCACGGCACCTCCTGCGTCATCGGTCCCGTCCAGTCGGTGCGGCCGCCCGTGCCGCGCTGGTTCAGTCTGTCAACCTGCAGCGCCGTCTCGGCGTCTATGAACTGGTGCATGGGCGACGTCACGCCAGCGCGCCAGGGCTCGCCGCCCGGATGGGTGTAGCCGAAGTTCTGCGCATTGCGGAAGTCGTTGACCCCAAACACGCCCGCCGTGGCCTCGCGCGGGTCGATCTTGGGCCCATACTCGCCCGTCTTCTCGCCTAGCTTGGCCGGCCGGTTCTCGGCCACCGCTGAGTCCAGCGCGTCGGTCTGCTGCTGATATTTGGCGCGGCGAGGGTCGCCAATTGCCCGCGAGGTGCCGTGCTTGAGCGCCAGGTCCGTCTCGCTGTGCGGGCTGACGCCGGCAGAAAACACGCTGTGCGCCTCCACGTCGCGCCCGATGCGATACGGCTCGCTCGTCTCAGCCATGCCCGCCTTGGCGCGCGGATACCACGTGCCTGCAGGCCGCTGCGGGTCGGCAAAGTTGATTTCGGTGGCGCTCACCTCGACGTTCTTGTCGAGACGGTTGCGCATGGCCGTCAGAGCCTGCGGGCTTTTGATGTCGCGTGGGCCACCAACATAGCCGCCGTCAGGCGTGCGGTGCAGATGGTCGCCGGCCTTGGCCGCATCCAGCACAGCGTCTGGGCCATCGTTGCGGGCCATCTCGCGGTAGTACGTGCCTGGGCGCGCCTCGCGCCGGCCGTCAGAGACGTTCTTGGCAGGCTTGGCAGCGTCAGATGCCTGCTCGGCCTTTGCGGCCTTCTGCACCTTCTTCTGCCGCGCAGCGTCCTCGACCTGCTTGCGACCAAAGTTGGCCAGCGGCTCAGGCGGCCCAACGGCCTCGGCTGGCTTTGCGGCCGTTCGCTCTGCCTGCTCGACAGCCGCCTCGACCGCGCCGCGGACAGTGCCGGCACCTTCCTCGGCGGCCTTGGCCTCCTTGCTTGCACGCTTGGCTGCGCCCATCACGCCCTTGGCCACCAGCGGAGCTGCCGCCATAGCCTTGACCGCCCCTGCAGGCGCCCCGACGAGCGGCGCGTTGCTCAGCGCCGCCGCGTTGCGGTACATCTCCATCCCCAGCGCGTCTGCGTACTCGGGCGCGTCCAGGCCAAAGTAACCCCGCACGCCCCCGCCAATGAGCTGCCGGGCCGGATCGCCCACGCGCTCCATGTACAGGTCGCGCCCGCGGCGCAACGCACTGATGACAGCCTGTGCGTCCATCACTTCCCCTCAGGCTTGTTCGCCGTCTTGGCCGCGTCCTTGAAGTCCTGCGCCGACGGCGCGCCAGGCGCGCTAGGCTTGCGCATCGTCTCACCGCTACCGGCCGCGATGCGCGCGCGTTTGCGCAGGATGTTGGCGTACAGGCCCGTCTTCATGTGGCTCGACATTGGCACCTCACTTCAGCATGCGCAGCTTGTAGAGCGTCGTCTGGTACAGCCGCACCACCTCGTCGATCGTGTTCTGCAGCGACGTCTCGTCCTTGTCGCAGATCTCGTAGCGGTGGCGCTCAATCCACTCGACCTGCGCCTCGAGATAGTCGTCGATCGCGTCGGCAGATGCCGCGGCGGCCTTGGGCTCCATGCGCTTGCCGTAGTACCCCTGGTACTGCTCGACAAACCCGTCTACGAGCTCGCTCAGGGCCTCGTAGAACGCGCCCAGCGCCATGTGCTCGCTGTAGCTCTCCGTGGCCCAGTGCGCGATGTGGACCAACGTGCGCGCCTGCAGCTGGCGCGTGACAAAGTCGTTAGCTTTGGTCATGTCGTCGTGCGCCTGCGGCGCGTGGTCTTGACAGGCGCAGGCGCCGGCTCGGGCTCAGGCAGCACCTCAGGCTCCACCACCACCACCGGCTTCAGCCCCGCGCGGCCCATCGCCACCCACGGGTCTTGGTCCGTCATGTCGGACACCGCGAACAGCGCCTCGATCTGCTCCAGCGTGCAGGGCACGCGCGGGCTCGGGTCATCCTCGCTGATCGGCTGCTGGCACGCGGCGTAGACGGCTTTGGGGTTGCCGGGGTAGCGTTCGGTGCAGACCCAGTGCCCCTCGCCCTGCGCGTCGGTTTCGTAGACCCAGGTCTGCCAGGGGGCCAACCTCTCGTAGCCATCGGGCACCGGGCCTGCGGCGATCCAGTGCGTCACCGGGGCCTCGCCCGTTGCGCTCAGGGCGAACCCGAACATATGCTGCGGGCTGCCCGCGAACAGGTCGGTGATGGCTGACGCCAGAGGCTTGTCGGCGTCGGTGACGATCATGGAGCGGTTGATGGCGGTCATATCGTGATCCCGGTACGTTGAGCGACCCACTGCTCCGTGGCGCTGATCTGGCCGGCGCTGACGGCGCTGCCGACTACGATGAGGGAGTAAAGGTTGCCGTTTAGGAAGACGCTGGCGTTGTTGCGCGAGCCGATGAATAGCGGGTAGGTGCCGTAATTGCCGGTGCCAGCGTCAGTCGTATCGGTTGCGGCCACCGCGCCATTCAGACGCAATTGAGTAACATCGCCTGCAATATTTCCGATACCAGTTGCGACGTAAGACGTTTGCGATGCAGCTAGTGGCGAAACGTAAGGGGTGTTGCCGGTGTTTCCTTTAGATCCCCATCCAAAATTCTGAGCATTTCCGTCTGGCGCGTACATGACAAAAGTGCCAGAATTGGTAAACCACACAGAGGAAAATTCAACAATGGCTCCTGCGGTGGTGGTTGTTACGTTCTTCCTCACCCCCGCAAACACCGTAGCCTTGTCGGTCCCGCTCAGGTTCACATTCCCCGGCGTAGACATCGCGCTGCTGGTGCCGTTGAACGCGAGATAGCGCGGGAACCCCACGGCGTCGTAGGTGTTGGCGTCGGCGATGCGTTGGTACGTGTTGGCCGGGAATTGGTTGGTGGCGGTGAGTTGGGCGCCCCAGAGATAAATCCCGCTTGTGCCGTCACCGTTGTACCCAAGCGTCCCGGTAAACGATGTGGTGTTTGCGGTTGGCCCAATGCGAATGGTGTTGGTTACGGGCGTTCCAGACGTCACCGTCAAAGCAATCCGCCACCACCCGTTGCCGGCGTTGGAAATTGAAACAGTTGGGCTGCCGTTTGTGAACGCTGCTGTTCCGGTGGAAAGATCAACAATGATTCCCGGGTTATTTGCGCCAACGATGGGCCACAGAATAAGTACTCTGGTTCGTTCTGCTGCTTTTGCGTACACGGAAAGCGTGTAGTTTACTGAGGCAGTATGCGTAAACAGACCGTAATCGACACTGCAATCGTTACCTACAAAAACGCCCTCAACGATTTTGTCGGCTGTGTTGCCGCCTAGCGGGTCAGTCGTGGCGGTTGTGTTGGCAGAAACGGTCGTGCGAGTTTTCACCCACGCCGCATTATCAAACTGCTCCGAATACGTCAACAAATTCACCCGCGCCCTCAGCTCCGGGCGTGCCGTGGTGTCGTTGGCGGCGATGGCGTGGTTGCCGGCGATGGCTTTGACGCTGACGCTGGTGACGTAGAACGTGCCGGCGCCGCTAGATACGGCCGCCAGAAACCGAATAGCAGCAGACGTACCAGACGCGCGGAAATAGTAGTTGACCGTCGTGCTGTTGGTACTGGTGAACGTGATATCGTTCGATGCGCTATCTACGCGCAAAATGAAATTGCTGGCCGTGGTTCCCCTGCGCGCGGTCACCACAATTCGATACCACTGCCCAGCTACGGTAGTGAGATTGGTGCCTGCGATTCCGTTGAAAAGCGCCGAGTTCAACGTGACTTCAAGTTCACCGCCGACAACCGCAACAGTGTTGGTGCCCTCTGCGGTCCAGCCGGTCGTTGCCGTAAACCCCGGACCCCCGTTGGTAACCAGCTCACTCCCCAGCACCAACCCCTGACTCTTATCCAGCATCAACCCCACCGGCACCACGCTGCCCCCACCCGGCGTGCCGCAGGGCGTCGTGCCTGCGCGGTCGGAGAAGAGCGTCGTGCTGTCGCTGGGGTCGTACCAGGCGCCTTGTACGGTGCCGCCGAGGAAGAGGGAGGCGGGGGAGAAGGGCGAACCACCCAGCCGGGTGATGGCCAAGCTGATGGTGGACAGCTGCATGGCCTCAGTACAGGGCGATGATGTTGGACGCCGTCGTGCTCGTCGATCGCACCCGGCTCGCGCGCACGGGCAGGATGCTGCCCTGAGGCACATTGCTGAACGTCAGCGTGTTGCCACCCACGATCAGGCTGATGTTGCCGCCCGTGCCCACGTACAAGGCCCGGCACGGTGCGCCCGTCAGGTCAGCCGAGTCGCTCGGGGTCACGGCCAGCGCGTTCTCGGCCGGGTCGCTGAATGCTGTTGCCATCTCTCACTCCTTCATTGAATCGGCATCGCACCGCCCAAGGGCGGCATTTCAGGCGCCGCAGCAGGCAGAGCCTGGTTGGGCTGCAACATCGCCTGCATAGCGGCCTGCTGCCCGAGCTGCATCTGCATCCCGACAGCCTCCACGTTGGCCTTCTTGGCCTTGGCCGCGCGCTCGGCAGCACCCGCCCTCTTCTCCTCCACCTGCGCCAACTGCATCGGACTAGGCTGCGGCGGCTGGATGCCCTGCTGCTTCAGGCCCGTGATGGCCTGGTCCAGCACGCTCTCGATCTGCGTGCTCACCCGGAACTTGCTCACGCTCCACTGCAGCAGGCTCAGCAGCACAGGCGCCGCCCCAGGCACGCTCTGCGCCATCGGCGCCACCTGGCTGATGAACGCCCCCAGGCCCTGCATGAACTGCACCGCGGCGTCCCGCTCGGCCGCCCAGTCCATCGCCGCCATCGAGTCCGCCTCGATGTTGATGCGGTACTCCCGCATCTCCTCGCTCTTCAAAAGCTCAAGGGCCTGCGGCGCCAGCTGCGCGTCAGGCGTCCTCTCGATGTTGCTGCGCCGCACGATCGTCTCGGGCTGCCAGTGCTTGCAGATGATCTCGGCCTTGATCCGCAGCGCCTGGCTGATCCAATCCGCGATGTAGAACTGCATCAGCTGCACGCGCGTGCTGCCAAACTGCGCCTTGATCTGCTGCGCCGTGGCCGTCTCACTGGCCCTCGAGCTGCCCCGCATCACGTCCGAGATGCCCAGCACCTCGTAGATCTGCATCGTCTTGTCCTGGCGGTACTGGCGCAGCTGGTTGATCGCGTTGACCACCTGCTCGATCGGCACCCAGTCCACCTGCCCCTTGATACCCCCTCGCTCAGCAAACAGAGCCCAGTTGTCCACCGGGATCAGCTGGTTCTCCGCAGCCTGCGAGAACATCCTTTGCAGCCCGTCAGCGTTGCGGTCGTAGACCCCCACCACCTTGGCCGCACGCGTCAGCCACGTGATGCGCGTGTTGATCTCGTCAAGCTCGTTGAACTGGTCCTGCGCAAAGATGTAGTCCGCGCGGGGCATGAAGTTGGAGCTCGTGACGTTGGCCGCCACCGGCTTGGGACACGGAAAGAACCCCTCCAGGCCCAGCGGGTCATCCTTCACGTCCAGGATCACCTCAGCCCCGCGGCTGTACCAATAGACCTTCTTGTTCTCCTTGCACCAGATCTCGAAGACCTCGGCCTTGCTCCACGGGTCGTGCTTGGGCGTGTCGTCGTTGTCCGACTTCTTGCGCTGGGCACTGCCCATCGGCACGATCCCGGCAATCTCCTTGCCAAAGCGCGCCTCGAGCTGGTCCTTCGTCATGAAGACCCGACGCGCCACCCACCGCACCTCGCCCCACGTGCGGGCCGGGCTCCACCAGAAGTCCTCCCAATAGACGTAGTCGCAGCACGCGTCCTCGTCGACAATCCTCTCGGCCTCCTGCGCCGGCGCCAGCTCCACCCCCGTCATCGGGTCCACCACCGCCTCGATGGTGTAAGGCTCCGTCTCAACCTCGTAGCGCAGCCAGATCTGCCCCAGGCCCACCGTCAGCCAGTCCTCAATGCCCTGGCGCACGTTCGTATCCCAGGTCGACGTGTCGTCATCGAACCCACGGTTCAAGATGCGCTGCAGCATCGTCCCGGCCACGCGCGCAACATCGTCCTCGTAGTCCTGGAACGTCCTGCTCACGTCCGCCTTGGGCGGGCGCGCGTACAACATGCTCAGGAGCACCTTCATCGTGCTCCAGAACAGATTCACCCGGCTCTCGTCCTGGCCGTACACATCCCTCTTGTCCAAATACCGGTGATTGATCCTGCGCGCGTCCTCATGGAACTTCGTCAGCTCCTTGCCCGCCGCCTCAATCTCCGTGCCCCAGCGCTGCGCCATCCCCGCAGGGTTGTCCTGAAAGTCGCTCGCACTCGAGATCTTGTCGTCCATCACCCGACCCGGTTTGATTGGCTAGGCCCGCAGTCCCAGATGTCGTTCAAGGCGAACGCATAGTTCATCCCCTTGGGCGCCTTTGGCGCGGTCTGCGCCTCGGGTTTCGATTTTCCCATCACCGGCCGCGCGGCAAGAGCCAAGTACCTGAACGCGTCGCTCGCGTGACTGTGCTGGTCATGCTTGGGCCTGTTCCTGTACGCCTGCGTCCTCTCGTCCCACTCCCGCTGGTACGCCCGCAAGTGCTCAAGCCCCTCGTACGTCGTCGCCTCGTTGAAATGGCAGCTAGGCAGCACCAACCGCGCCGCCTCAATCCCATCCTGCAGACTCATCTCCGGTACCAGCTGCGGCCGAATGCCACTCTGCAAGAACTGCTCAATGATCGACTTGCCCGTCTGCAAGCTTTTGGCACGCGCGTCGTGCGGCAAGAACACCTTCCCAACCCGGTACGGCCGGCTCTTCACCCAGTCGATGTAGTGCCCAATCGGCTGACTGTCATCCTCCATGAAGTCCACCACCCGGTACCCATCCGGCGTCTCCTGCCAGCCCCACCAACTGCACGAGTCCGTGTAGCCCAGGTCCGCCACCAGATTCACCGGCATGTCCACGTCCACCGGGTACTCGCCCACGCGCCTGTCGTCGTACGCGTCGCTGATCAACTTCGCGTAGTACGCCCCAGGCACCGCCGCATCAAAGCTGCACTCGTACTCGACCTCGTACGCGTCCTCAGTCATCTGAGCCTTTGCGTCCCTGAGCTCGTCCGGGTGAATGATGTTTGTCTTTGACGCGGGCAGTTCAAGAAGGAGGTGGCTGTCAGGGTTCAAGCGGGCCTCCTCGCGGAGGTTCCAGAACATGTTCTTGCCCGCAGGCGTGCCCGCAAAAATCGCCCAGCCGCGCCTGTCACTCAGCGCCGGGCGCAACACCTGGTACCAGGCACTCGGCCGGATCTGGCCCACCTCGTCCAGCACCACCCCATCGAAGTACATGCCCCGCAGCGCGTCGTAGTTGTCCGCGCCCGCCACGTAAATCGTGCTCTCACCCTTGTGCCCGTTGGCAATCGTGATCTTCAGCTCGCTCTCGTTGGGCGCCTTCGTCTGAAACGGCTTCGTCAAGTCCTTCAGGTACGTCCACGCCACCCTCTTGGCCTGGTCGCGCTGCGGCGCAAGGTACGCAAACTGCGGCTTGGGCAGCGCCGTCTCCAACGCGCCAATCACCAAGTCCACACACATCGCCACCGTCTTGCCCGCGCGCCGGTGCGCCACCACCACCGTCCAGCGCCGATCGCGGTTGTGCAGGGGAAGGAAGACCTGGCGGGGTTGGTATTCCTGAAGGTTCATTGCGGTTGGCGCAACAGGGGTTTTGGGGGTAGAGAAAAGGGGGGTGGGGCCCCAGCCTCAGCCCTGCCCCCGCCCCCGGCTCGACGGGGGGATGGGGGTCTGGACTTTCCCTTGGCCGCGGCAATGGCCCGAGAACGCGTCAGAACGGCCCAGGACGCGCGATCGAGGCGCAGCCCAGGCCACCCTACTCACCCGCGCCTTCAGCGCCTCCTGCGGGCTTTTGCGGGCTCGCCTGCATCAGCTCAGGCTGAGGATGCTGATCAACAATCTGGTAGGTGCCGTCCGATTTGCGTTGCAGATCAAGGGCTTGCGGCACTGCGCCTGCGTTTTGTGCCGCGTTCGTGCCAATCTGGCGCCCGCCGAGCCAGCCGAGCTCGAGCCTGATGCCGCCGTCGACGTGCGCCTGCACCTGCAGCGGCATTGCTTTGGCCACCATCGCGGCGAAGATCTGCCGGTCGCCAATCGTGCCGTTGGCGCGCTCTACCAGCCAGCCCGCCAGGCCCTCCGGGTGGCACCGCCCCGGCTGGCACGCGCGCTCCACGGCCTCGCGGATCGTCCGCGTCACGCGGTTGGGCGTGCCCTTGGGCCGCCCGACGTGCGGCAGCACGCTCCCGCCGGCGCCAGGTCGCGGCCGTCGCAACTCCCCGCTTTGTTTGGGGCTCACCGTTGCGCCGGTATTCGCTGTGGTCGCCTCAGCCATCTCCATGTCGCGATTCTCTCACCGCGACGGGTGCGCTCGCATCCCCACACCCCTTACAGTGCTAGCGCGCGCACCCCTCCACGCAGGGCTAAAGCCCCCCTCCTGAGGGGTCGGGGGCTTAGCTTTAGCCTGACCTGCGTCAGCATGCGCTCGCAATGCGACCGCACTGCTAGCGCATGCGAGCGCAGCCAAAGCCCTCTCACTCATCGCCCCCTCCCCGCCACATCGCCGGCGCGCTCGGCCCCTGCGCCACGCGCAACCTGCCGACCTCTGTCAGGTCCAGGCACTTGTGCTTCTTGCGGTGCTCGTTGAGGTACTCGACCTCCTCCACCAGGCCATCCCGCGTCAGCTCAGCCAGCAGGCCGAAGAACTCGGCCCGCGCCAGCTGCTGCGGGAAGCCCGGCTGCTGGTGCAGCATCACGAACGCGTTGTTGTTGGCCTTTACTGACATGGACAGGCGCTGGCCGCGTGCGCTCGCATCGCTGAGCAGGCGCAGCAGCGCAGTGCGCTGCCCTGATCGCATCAGAGCCCGCGCGGCGGCTGCGCCTGGCACGGTGCCAAAGCGCCTGAAGACCTTTGACTGGGCGTCGAATTCGATGGTGATGTCGGACTGTTTCGCGGACAGGTTGTGCTTTTCGTGGCGCAGCGTGATCTCGGTGTCGCTGGTCCTGACCATCGCCCAGCGGCTTCTGACGCTGTTATTCCAGGCTGTGGAGCCGCTGAACGTGGTGTGCGTGTCCTGGCCCGCGCCCAGCCGAACGCTTGCCTTGTCAACGTGTGCTAGCAGCAGCACGGCCGCGCCCGTCACGCCTGCAATGGTGTTCAGGCACCGCATGAAGCCCCGGACGTGGGCCCGGTCGTTCTCGTTGTCGCCGTAGACGTCGCTCGCGTTGTCGATGATCACGATCTCTGCCTTGTGGCGCACGGCGGTGTCGGCAAGCCACTGCATGCGGCTGGTCGGGTGGCCATCGCTCCACATCAGGCAGTCCTGGTGCGTCATGTCGTAGACGAAGAGGTGCCCCTTCAGGCTCGGCGTGGCGATACCGAACGCGGCGCAGATGTGCTCCACGCGGTGATGCACCACGCCCTGGTCGTCCTCGGCCGAGATGACGAGCACCCGTTTGCGGCTGACCTCGATGTCTTCGAGGAACGGCGTGCCGGTGGCCAGCGCGACCGCCAGCTGCAAGCTCAGGTTGGACTTGCCGATGCCGCCGTTGGCGCTGAGCAGGGTCGTCTTGGCCATGGGTAGCCAGCCCTCGATGGCAAACCTGGGCGGCTCCGCGGGGTGCTCAGCCAGCGCCTCCCAGTCCATGGGCTCGGGCTCACCCGGCTGTGGCTGGGCAGGCGCGCTCAGGTTGACGGTGATGCTGGGTGGCTGGCGCTCTTGGGGCGCGTACTTCTCGGCCGTCTTGACTGCGCGGGGGATCTCGGCCCTGCGCTGCTCCCAGCGGCGCACCTCGTCCTCGGGGCCTGTGGGGCGCGCCGCGTCCATCAGGCTGTAGAGGTGCTCGACGGCGGCGCCTGGGAACATGCCGCCGCTGATGAGGCTGGCGGCCATGCGCGTGAGGTTGTCGTGGTAGGAGCGCTCGTTGGCAGGGCCGAAGAGGCCCTGAACGAATTCACCCGCGTGGCTGCCGTGCGTTGTCGAAGATGCGGGTGTCGGTGGTGATGCAGCGATGCGCAGCGCGTCCAGGTCAATGCCCACGGCCTGGCACGCGTCCTCCAAAGACCAGCGCACGTTGGGCTTCCAGAGCTCGAGCTGCACGCGCCAGGTGCCCGCGGCGCGGGGCTTGGTGTTACTGCCCACGGGCAAGCGCACGTAGCGCACTGCGTTGTTGCCCGAGCGGTCTGACGCGACCCAGCCGCGGGCGGCCAGGCTTGACATCACGCGGTCAACAAGCTCGCGGTTGTAGGTGTCCTGGTCCTCGGGGTCGAGCAAGATGCCGACCTGGCGCTTGCCGGGGCTAGTCTGGATGGAGTAGCTGCAGCCTGTGACTTCCTCGAGCTGCACGTCGTCAAGCACCAGCACGGCCAGGCGCCAGAAGCTGTCTTTGCGGCGCACGATTTCACCGGTGTCGGTGGCGCGCAGGACTGCGGTGCAGAAGTAGGTGTTGTCGCCCGTGGCGCCGTCGATGACGTTGGCCTGGTTGGGCAGGCCGCGGTAGGGGCGCCCGCTCCAGGCGTCGGGCGGGGCGGCTGATGGGTCGGCGCGGAAGTGACACACCCACCCGTGGTGGCCGGTAGGTAGTTCCCCGTAAACCTCAGCCAGAAAGTCGGAGTTGGCCATCGTCTGCTCGATGACCATGTCACGCCTCAGCCGAGATGAGCTCCTCCACGGTCAGCTCGACGCCGGCCTCGCGCGCCATCTGCAACAGCGTGGGCCAGTGCCGATACGGAATGAGGCCGCCGGTGCCGTACGGCACGCGCTGGCACCAGCGCGAGAGGGTCGACTTGTTGAGCTTCAGGCGGTCAGACACCACTGTCTTTCCACCCAGTCTTTCGACCACAGAGTAGGCCGGCTCGAGCTTGTGCTTGGTTTCGATGGTCACGCGGGTGCTCCTTCTTGCTGTTGCGCTTTCCGCACCGCGCAGTGTAGGGCGTGACATTGAGCACGCTCAATTCGGGGTCGTGCCTACTCCCTCGTTGCGCTTGACTCACCGTTAGAGCAGCGTCACGCTTCTCCTATCACGCGGAGAAACTCCAATACCATGAACACGCAGTGGTTCAAAGATCGGCTGAAAGACAAGCGGCTGTCAGGGAGGCAGCTTGCACGCATGCTGAACATCGACGCCAGTGCTGGGTCGCTGCTTTTGCGGGGCCTGCGCAAGATGACGCCTTACGAGGCGCACCAGATCGCCACGATCTTGGGTGTGCCACTCAACGAGGTGCTGCGCCAGGCCGGCATCGACGTGCGGGAAGACGTCAAGAAGACGCCCGTGGCGGCGCGCATGGATGAAGCTGGTGCAGTAGTGGCCATGCCACCTGGAACGCACGATTCCGCGCAGGGGCCAGCCGATCTGCCGGTGGGGTCGTACGCGGTGCAGGTGCGCTCGCCCAACTCGATCAAGGACGGGTGGCTGCTGTTCACGACGCCGGCCCAGGTCGATCCGGCAACGTGCATCGACAGCCTGTGCGTGGTGGCCACGGCTGCAGGCGACCACCTGGTCGGCGTCGTGCGCCGCGGATACCGGCGCAACTCGTTCAACCTCGTGCTGTGGCCCAGCAACACCATGATGACGGACGCCGACCTGGCCTGGGCCAGCCGCGTACTCTGGATCAAGCCAGCCTAGCTCCAAGGGTTTGTTGGGGGTAGGGAATTCCCTACTCTCTTTTTTTGGTGGTCTGTTGCGAATTCCGCATCGGTGTGCTGCAATCGCACCGTCTGAACCGCGAGCCCTGAACCATGAGCGACTGGCCGACCACCCGCAAGTACCCGCGCACGTTGCGCGAGGCGTTCCCCCACGACCGGGAGTGGGCTTACTGCTGCGAGTCGCCCACGCGCTTCACGCTGCGCAGCATCTACCGCCACGCGCTCAGTGTGCTGGCCGTGCTGTGGCTGGTCGTGATGGTGGCGCACACGCTGCTGGAGTGGGCGGCGCAATGAACAAGCGTCCGTATGTGCCCAAGGGCTGCGACCAGCAGGGGCGCCACCCGCAGGCGGCCGAGGCTGCCACGGAGCTTGGTACGGACGACTGTCCCAATGATTGGGGCGTCACGAGGGTTGTGCTGACCGACATCGCCATTGCGTGCGCCATCGTGGGCGTGATGGCGCTGGTGCTGTGGCTGGCGCTGCCGTGAAGTGCCCGTGGTGCTCAGCGTGGACCGAGGTGATCGACACGCGCCACGGTCGGCGCCGACGCGAGTGCGCCAACGGGCACCGGTTCCGCACGGTTGAGATTACCTACGCTCACTACGACTACGTGATCGTGCAGCGACGCATGCGTGAAGCGCGCGCGGTGCTGCGGCAGAAGGGATACCTGAAGTGAAGGCAGCTGAGTTCCTGCGGCGTGCAGCGCAGCACATGGACGACCGCGCGCGCACCTACGACAAGCCCGGCGGCGAGCGCTCGATGGCCGCCACGGTAGCCGCGTTCAACGCGATCACGGGCCGAGGCTTGACTGAGCCTGAGGGCTGGCTGCTGCTGATGCTGCTCAAGGCCGTGCGCCTGCAGCAGCGCGCGACGTACCACGCCGACAGCGCCGAAGACCTTGTGGCCTATGCCGCCCTGGTGGGCGAAGCGCGGTCGCAGCAGGTCATTGGCAACGAATCACAACCAGGTGCGCAAAGCACCACTACCTGAAGGAGCCCACCACATGGCACCGATTGACCAGCTGGCGACCTTATGGGGCATCGCCAAGAAAAAGGAAGACGACGCGCGAGACGAGCGCGTGGGCATCGAGAAGCAGATTCTCGCACTGCACCCGGCACGCGAAGAGGGCAGCGAGACGTTTGCCACGCCCGCGGGCGCCAAGATCACGCTGACCGGCAAGGTGTCCTACAAAGCCAACGTCGATGCGCTGTTGACGTTGACCGCGGCGTGGCCCGCTGACGTGCGGCCGATCAAGGTCAAGACCGAAGCCGACGAGTCGAAGCTGCGCGCCATCCGCGCCGAGTCGCCCAAGCTGTGGGCGCAGATCGCCGCCGCGGTGGAGACGAAGCCCGCCAAGACGGGCGTGGCGATCAAGTGGAGCGAGTGATCATGGCTTTCAACCTCGCCTCCATTTCCAAGACGCGCCGCCTGCGCGCGCCCAAGATCGTCATTGCCGGCCCCGGCAAGATCGGCAAGACGACGTTCGCTGCCTCCGCGCCAGGCGCGGTGGGCATCTTGACCGAGGACGGCGCTGATGCGGTGGACGCCCAGGCATTCCCGCTGGCCTCAAGCCTGCAGGACGTCTACGGCGCGATCGGCACGCTGCTCAAGGAGGAGCACGACTTCCAGTCGGTGTTCGTCGACAGCCTGGACTGGCTCGAGCCGCTCGTCATCCAGTACGTCTGCGAGCAGAACAAGTGGCCCTCGATCGAGGCGCCGGGTTACGGCAAGGGCTGGCTCGCCGCGGCAGAGGAGTGGCGCACGCTGCTGCAGGGCCTCGAGGAGCTGCGCCAGCGCCGCAACATGGCCGTGATCCTGATCGCGCACGACAAGATCAAGCGCTTCGAGTCGCCGCTGCACGACGGGTATGACCAGTACACCCTGAAGCTGAACGACCGCGCGGCCGCGCTGGTGATGGAGTGGGCCGACGTGATCGGCTGGGCCAACTACCGCATCGTCACTACGCAAACCGACGCCGGCTACGGCCAGAAGGAAACCAAGGCCCGCACCACGGGCGACCGGATTCTGCACGTCGAACCGCACCCCGCGCACATGGGCGGCAACCGGTTTGGCCTGAAGAACATGCCCCTGTCCTGGGAGGCATTTGCTGCCGCGCTGGCGGCGTCCCACACTTGAACGAAAGAGAGCTATGCCCCTGTACGCAGTCACAAACACCACCGACAAGACCACGCGCTTGGTGGAGGCCCCGAACCCGTCGCAGGCGCTGCGGCACGTCACGACGGAGCAGTTTGCCGTCAAGGCCGCCAGCGCTGCGCTCGTGGCCAAACTGATGGGCGCCGGCATCGCGCTGGAGTCCGTCAAGTCTGAAGAACTTGAGCACGAAGGGAACTGACCATGGCATTGCTGAACTTCAAAGCTTCCGACGTCGCAGTGGACGACCGCCCGAGCAACTTTGGGCCGATCCCGCCCGGCGAGTACGAGGTGATCATCACGCGCAGCGACACAAAGTCGACAAAGAGCGGAGACGGCACGTACCTTGAGCTTGAGATGCAGATCGTCAGCGGCGAGCTCTCTGGTCGGCGCTATTGGGAGCGGCTGAACTTGGACAACTCCAACCAGCAAACGGTGACGATCGCGCAGCAGCAGCTGGCGCGCCTGTGCGCCGCGCTCGGCCTGGACGAGGTCAACGACAGCCAGGAGCTGCACGACAAGCCGGTCGTGGCCATCTTTGCCGTCAGCAAGAAAGACCCGACGCGCAACAGCATCTACGGCTACAAGCCGGTCAGTGGCTCGCCTGCGCCCAAGGCCGCGCCTAGGCCCGCAGCCCCGGCTGCAGCGCCCTCGCCTGCCAAGCCTGCCGCGCGTCCCTGGGGCTGAGCATGGCTGCGCTGCCTGAGTCCCAGCACACCACCGCGCACGCGATCGTGCGGTGGTACGAGAGCAAGCCCCAGCAGCACCGGCCGCACATGGGCGCGAGCCTGATCGGGCACGCGTGCGACCGATACATCTGGTCGACCTGGCGCTGGGTGCTCAAGCCGGTGTTTGCCGGCCGCATCCTGCGCCTGTTCGACACGGGCAACCGCGAGGAGCCGCGCTTGCTCAACGAGCTCCGCGGCATCGGCGCGACGGTGTGGGAGCGCGACCCTGGCACGGGCCGGCAGTGGCGCGTGAGCGCGCACGACGGGCACTTTGGCGGCTCGCTTGACGGCGTGGCTAAAGGCTTGCCCGAAGCGCCCAAAACGGCTGCGGTGCTGGAGTTCAAGACGCACAGCGCCAAGTCGTTTGCCGACGTTGTGGGCAAGGGCGTGAAGGAGTCCAAGCCGCAGCACTGGAAGCAGATGCAGGTCTACATGGGCCTGATGGAGCTCGAGCGCGCGCTGTATTTGGCCGTGAACAAGGACGACGACACGGTCTACAGCGAGTGGGTTCACTTCGACCGCGAGGAGTTTGATCGGCTGCTGGCGCGCGCCAAGAAGCTGATCGACATGACGTACCCGCCTGAGCGCATCAGCACCGACCCAGCGCACTGGCAATGCAAGGGCTGCAACTTCTATCGGCACTGCCACCAGGGCGTGGCGGCTGAGGCGAACTGCAGGACGTGCTGTCATGCCACCCCTGTTGAGAATGCAGCATGGCATTGCTCTGTGCACAACGATGCAGTGCCGGAGGAGTTTCAGCGCAAGGGGTGCGACTCACACCTGCTGATTCCTGGCCTGGTGCCGTACGGTGAGGCGGTGGACGGAGGCTCGAGCTGGGTGGGCTACAAGCACCGCGAGTCGGGGCAGCCGTTTATCAATGGCCCGGCCGAGCTTGCCGACAGCACTTACGGGCCGGCCTTCTCCAGCGTTGAGCTGCACGAATGCCCAGGCGAGCTCGTGACGATGGCCGCGCAGGTGAAGGAGCAGTTTTCCACGGCGCGCGTGGTGACGGGCACGGCCTTCGACGACATGAAGGACGACGACCTGGATGCTGCGGCTGCTAAGCCTGAGACGCCTGCCAAGCGCGGTGCGCGCAAGCGTATTGCCGAGTCGCTGAAGCAGCTCGAGGCGATGCAGTCGTGAAGCTGGAGCAGTACCTGCGCGAGCGCTCCGACGAGGTGGGCGAGTGTTGGGAGTGGACCGGCGCGGTGCAGCAGGCGACGAACTGCCCGATCATGCGTTACGAGGGCAGGCCGCAGGCGGTGCGCCGCGCCATTGCAGTCGAGCTCGGGCTGCAACTGGAGGGGCGGCTGGCCTCGTCACGGTGCGCCAACGCGTTGTGCGTGAACCCGGCGCATGTGGTGATGCTCACGCGCAAGCAGCTGCAGGCCCGCACGGCGCGGGTGACGCACTTGCACGCCAACCTTGCGCGCAATCGCAAGCTGGCCGCCAAGGCGCGGCAGGCGGCCAAGCTGACCGAGGCGCAGGTGGCTGAGATCCGCACGATTGAGGGCATGAAGCAGCGCGACATTGCGGCGTTGTACGGCATCACCCAGGCGACGGTGAGCGCGATCCGGCGCGGGGTGAAGTGGAAGGACTACAGCAACCCGTGGTTGCAGTTGTTGGGAGGCAAGCCATGACGGGCGACGACGTGGCGCGGCTTGCCGAGAAGGTGGGGCTGCGCACCAACGGAGACGGATCCCTGTGGGGGCATGTGCACGCGCTCGAGTCGTTTGCGCGGTTGGCGGTGGCTGCCGAGCGTGAAAGGTGCTGTCAGGCGGTGCTGGCCATGGCCGAGTTGGGTGATGCCGGGCAGCGGGTTGTGAATGCGATTAGGGGTAGGAGATGACACAACCCGAAGCCCTGCGGCTGGCCGATTGGCGCGACACCTTCAATACGGTGCAGCACCGCCAGTGCGCCGCCGAACTGCGCCAGTTGCATCAACTAGCAGTCGATCAACAGGGAGAAATTTACGTGCTGAAGATGGCGCGGTCGATGGAACAGAAAACCGCTGCATTGAAGCTTGCCGCTGCTGAGGCCCAGCGCAATGCGCTGCTGGAGGCGTGCAAAGTCGCGTTAAGCATCGTCGGTTTCGGCAAAGAGCACGACCAGATCGAGGCCGCCATCAAGGCGGTGGAAGGAGAGAACCATGCCAAGAATCTTTAAAGCCCCACCCGGCTTCGTGCTAAACCCGGACTACCTAGTGCCGGAACTGCGTGCCCAGCGCGATGCGCTGCTGGAAGCCCTGCGTGAACACCCCTGCTGCACTGGTTCCTGCCGACAGGGCAGGGATTGCCCCCAACGCCTGCGCACCCGCTCTACTCGCGAGCAGGCTATCTCGATCCTCCTGTGCGCCGTGCTGCTGGCAGTGGTGCTGCTGATGACATGGTGGCTACGATGAGGGTACTCGTTGCCTGCGAGTATTCCGGCACGGTCAGGGACGCATTCCGGGCACGCGGGCATGACGCCTGGTCATGCGACCTCCTGCCTTCCGATAGTTCCGGCCCGCATTTGCAGGAAGATGTCCGGGCATATCTCGGGCTGGGATGGGATTTGATGATTGCCCATCCCCCTTGCACGCATTTGGCCGTGAGCGGGGCGCGATGGTTTCGGGAGAAAGCGCGCCAGCAGGAGGAGGCGCTGGAGTTTGTCCGCACGCTGATGGACGCCCCTATCCCGCGCATCGCCCTCGAGAACCCGGTGAGCATCATCAGCAGCCGGATTCGAAAGCCTGATCAGATCATCCAGCCCTGGCAGTTCGGGCATGAAGCCACGAAGACAACCTGCTTATGGCTCAAGGGTCTGCCGCCCCTGATTCCCACCAGCATCGTCGGGAAGGGGGGCAGGCACGTTACGAAGTCAGGCAGAAGCCTGCCAGAGTGGTACAACCTGCCGCCCAGTCCCAAGCGGTGGAAGATCCGCAGCGCCACCTTCCCGGGTATCGCGCAGGCTATGGCTGAACAATGGGGAAACCTGACATGACACTGATCGATTACGCCCAGCATCTGATCCGCCTGGAAACCCTGATGCGCTCCTGTCATGAGCTATGCCTGGACAAACGGTACGGGCTGCCGTTGCCGACTGGGACGAAGAAGTCAGCAGGGGGCGGTGGCTGGATGCGGCCCGCGCCGCCATCAAGAAAGCGGAGGAAGCATGACCCCCGAAAACCACCTCTCTGAACTGATCGCCAACCCGCCGACGCTTTACTTTGCCGCACAGCCCAAGCCGGTGGGCTTTTGGGTGCTGTATCCCGGAAATGCTATGCAGACCAGATTCGCCATGTACCTGCGTCCCACCGATGAGCAGATCAAGAACACCGAAGCCCTGCTGGGGTGGGGCTGGGAGGAAGCATGACCACCATCACCATCGACCGCGCCACCGTCGAGCAGGCGCTCAAGGCCATGCGCTGCGCGGTGCCGACCGGCACGATCACGCTGTACGAGTGGGACAAGGCAATGGCCGAACTCGACGCCGCCCTGGCGCAGCAGGCC